TACAGAAAAGAATTGGTCGAACTGTAGCTACAAAGTCAACAGACGATAAACCTACTGTACAGAAAAGAATTGGTCGAACTGTAGCTACAAAGTCAACAGACGATAAACCTACTGTACAGAGAAGATTACACGGGGCAACGGATGAACCGGAAGAAGAAGATAAACCTACTGTACAGAAGAGGTTATATACCGGAGATAAAACAGCCCAGGTAGAAGAGGAAGAGAAAGAAGAGATTAAAGTGGTAATTTCCGATCCGGTTGATTCAATTACCACACAATCAACGCTGTATACAGGAACTGATACAGAAAATGAGACCCCGATCAACCGGGCTGGCGTAGATTTTGATGAAGTATTTGAGCAAGAGATAGCAGTACAGGAAGAGGTAGTAATTGAATCCGGTGTTACGCGTAATGTAAACGTTCCAAGTGAGAGTGATAAGATTGCACTTCAAGTTGCGTTAAACGAAGCAAATAGAAGCAATGCTCTAAATGAAGCTATAGAACAACTAAGAGCAGGGGCTCAAGACCAAATAAACGATTTAGCGGGTTATAGTAGAGAGGAACGTATACGGTTAAGCGATATTATTATTCAAACAGTAGACGAAACAATAGTACAGCTGCAGCAAGAATATAATGACGATAGGCAAGAAGACATGAACCTGCTTTATGAGGTTAGTATTAATGAAACTAGCGACACCACAGTATTAACTGGTGCTTTACCTTCTGGGTTTGTATACATTAATCCTACTCTACCTCTACAAGAAAGCTTTACTCCAGTTTTCGGAGATTTTGAGTTACCAACAGAGCAATCTATTGAACTAGTTACAGATGACCAAATCGGGGTGACTGAGGTTGATGAACAGCTTGATGAAATAAGTGAAGAGGCAAGATTAGCACAAAAGCTTTGTGATACAGAAGAGGATTGCGATACTTTAAATTATTAAATATTACCCAAAGCAGCTTCTATCTTAAGATCGTGTTTCATTGAATGAAATCTCTCATCAATATATTTTTGAAAAGCTAAAGGCTTAATCCAACTATTATCGGAAATATTATCTACTTTTGATCCTACAACCTCTAACGCTTCTATTAAACAAGACCACCTAACAAATTCTTCAAATTTCATTGTTTTGGTAGTACCGTCTTTTAGCTTAAATTTAAATGTTTTCATATATATATAATATTATAGTTCCGTTCCTTTTGTATACTCTTGTGTTATAGAAACGTCATCTACATCACCAGAAAGAGCCTTATCAGTTTCTTTTGTAAGATCAGCAAATGTTTTATTAATGTCAACCGGGTTTGTAACAAGAGTAGGTGTTATATTAACATCAATTTTAAATTCATTGTTACACTTTTCACAATTGTAGGTTGACTCTACATTTGGGAATATATTTTCTGTAAATGTATTGTTTCCACAGGGACAAGCTATAGTAACTTCAGATAAACTAGCTAGTTGGTCAATTTCAGCTTGAAACTCAGAAGATAAAAGCTGTATTCTATTAATTTTATATGAAGAAGCTATAAAAGAACCTACAAATTGTATACCGAATGCTAGGCATGTAGATTCAAAGAAGCCAAAAACATTTTGAAGTGCAAAACCAAATAATAATGATATTATTAGTGTAATAAAGAGCGACCGAGCGATGATCATATAGCTATTTTAGCTAGATCATAGGGAATTTCAAGGATTAATTCATTAACTTTATCGATTTTTTCCTTTACTAAGTCTATCGTGCATTTATTTAGATCATCTTTTTGTTCAATATCACTCAGCATATTACGTAATTGCGCTAAAGATACAAACGCGTCTCCTAAGACTTGATTTACCTGTTCTAACTCAAAAGGTAAGATAGGCGGTGCTTTTTGATGTTTTTCATTATCTTTGTACATTGTTATCTGATCCTGTACATTCATACTGAATCGTATAGGATTATCATCTGGTTTGACACTATATGGAGAATCTTGCGACGTATTCATTTAAAATATTTATGCAGAGAATAAATATTTTCATGGCTAAGTTCGAAAAGAGATTTTATACAACATTACATGAAGCGCGTGAAGAAGAAAAAATAGCATTTGAGACAGAGCTCGACAGAGATACAGATGTCGAGGACTTTGATGTAGATATAGATGTAGATGAAACAATAGTAGATGATGATCCAAATGTTAAGGCAGCTCGAGCCGTTGGTGAAAGAAATGAAGCTATGAGAGCTAAATTAGAGGGATGGGTTGGTGAGATGGAGCAATTTTTAGAATATCTAAATGGATCCACACCTGATTCTATTCAATCTCTTCTTGCTGCAGCTGAGCCAGATACTATTTTCGACCAGATGAAGTCTTCAGAACAACGTAAGATTGCTCGTGTAGCTACAGAACTCGCCGCGTTAAATGAATCATTTAAAGGTTACCTCGCTCAGACCGGTAACGCTCAATTTAAATACGTATAATTTCTATACTTTTTTATTTCAGATAACCTCACAATACCTTCGAGCCCTTCGAAGGTATTTTTTTGTATAAAGTCCCATTTAATTTCATCAATACTACATGCAATCGCAATATCATTAAAGTCTTTAAATCTTTTACCGAATTTCTCTGGCCAAATAAAAACTCTTTCTCCTTGCTTTAATAAAGCCTCTGATTTTACTAAAGATGCTTGATCAATCCACTGTGAGTCTAATATCCATACTTTATCATACCATTTTAATGTATTGTTTAATTGTTGCTCCTGTCGGGTTGTGAATGATCGCCCTCGCTCGGTAATCCCAGCCACAGCTACAGAGTTTTTTGTAAAAAATGCATTTAACGGTCCTTCAAAAATATACACTGTATTGTGATCTGACGAGACGCGGTCTATATTAAACAATGTTTTTTCCGCATTTACTCTTCCAAGGTATTTTGGTTTTACTTTATTATCTCTATCTAATAAAGTTCTACTTTGGTAAAATTCAATTTCTTTGTTCTCATTAATAAACGGTATTACAAGTCTATTTTTATGAACCTTATCAACCAATGAAATATAAAGACTATCTGGCTTATTAACTGCTGTATCTAATCGTCTATTTTTAATAGTCTGAGTTGCTGTTCTCAGCATGTCGTTATTCTTATAAAAATCTAACTGAGCTGTATCTGATAGATTAATACAATCTTTTGGTAGTGTATCAGTAACTACTTTAACTGGTGCTTGTTCTTCTACAATATCAGTAATATCTGGAACATACTCCTTAAGTTCTTGTATTACATCTGCACTCGTATGACCCGATACTTCAGTTATCCATTTTAACGGTTTACCTGACCATCCACAATTATGACAAAATATGTTTTCGTTTTTGGGAATATAATAACATCTACGTTTTTTACCTAGGGACTTACCCTCTCTACAAATAGGGCAGCTACACTGATAGACATTGTTAAATTTATTATACTTTGGGTAATAGCCAAGCTCAAAAAATTTAAGGACAACAAAATCTTCAGGAAGTGAGATCATTTAACTTATTATACAGACTTTTTAGAAAAAACAAATTATGCCATTCTGTTTTTTTGTCTAGTATCCTAGTAAAGGAAAATTGTTCACAAAACTTAATAAACTGCTTGTAATCTGATTGCACCTTAACCGCTAACTGCTCTTTATAGTATTGCTTTTCATCTGGTAAACTCTCATATTTATCTAGACAAAATATATCTGCATTACGGGTAAATATTTCATGCTCTTGCTCTGTTAATATATAACCCGGGTCATTTAAATATTTTCTAGTTGTTACTTTACCAAATCCTGGTATTCCCGGGACATTATCTGAACTATCTCCTGTTAAACACTTAGCTGTATACCATTCCTCTACATCTTTAAACCCGGTTCTTTCTTCAAAATTATAATTATTGAAAATAGTCTTCCTTATCGGGTCATATAAGCTGCAGCTCGAAGTGATTAGTTGTAAAAAGTCCCTATCTACTGAAATTATTACTTTCTCTCCTTCATGCTCGCGACATATATATGATACTATATCATCAGCCTCTAATTGACGTGGGAATATGGAATTTATCCCCATAGATAGTAGTATAGATTTTATAGTCTCATTATTTTGATGAGGTGCGAGGTCTTTTGATCTATTCTGCTTATATTTCTCTAAAATACTCCTTCGTATATTGGGTTGCCGGTCTTTTTTCTCATCCCATACAAATATAATGTCTTCTGGAACAAACTGCCTCACGTAGGAGCTCACAGCGTTAAGAGTAAAGTAAATATGAAGATTATTGACTTGATCCTGCGTTATCTCCGGGGATCTCTTCGATTGGCTCTTTGCTGTATGAAATGTTCGGTGTATTAAATTGTTTCCGTCTATTATCAGGGTCTTCATTTTTTAAATATTGTGCTTCTGATACTTTATATACCTTTTTAGGTAATGTCTCTATAAATGTTATTATATTACTTTTAACAGCATGTTCAAGAGCATCTAGTGGAACTTTAACATTTTCCATAACAGGAATCGATAGACAACCAACATCTTTTGTTGTAGGATTTACAACAATGAACATTTGACCAGCATAATCACCGGTTTCAACAGCATATACCTGTCTTTTACAAAATTTCGTCTTGGCCATGACTAGTCCCTTTAATCGATTGTGATTCAGCTGCAAAATATTTTAACAGAAAGGAGTTTAACGCTTCAACTTTTTGAGGGGTATCAGCTGCTTTAATTTCAACATGTCGACCGGAAAAATCAAAACCTAACATAATATAACTATCTAAGTATTCACTTAATATTGTCGCTAACCTTCTTGTTAAGTCGACGCGGCGTTTAAACTGCTTTTTTTCTTTAAGATTTTGTTTAAGGGCTAGCTCAATAAGTTCTTTTAACTCTTCTTCTTCTTCATCAGGAACTTCTGGATCATTGGGCATATTAATATTTATTTTAAAAATGCACTATCCTCCTTTTGTGTAACATTGTTTTTAAGCAATCTTGATACAACGACTTCAATAGAAGATGTCTTTAAACTAAAATTATTTACAAAATTTTGATTACCATCGTAAAAGCTAAACAAATATTCACCCTTAAATGGTGTGTTTTCAAAGCATGTTATAAAAACAGAAGCACCACCGGGATCAACTAACACAGTCCATTTTCTAGGATCTGCGATATTATACTTATCAAATATTCTGAACGTAACAAACCCGTTATCCTTTAATCTTTTAATAAAGTATCCTGGAGTTCTTAATTTATTTTTACGGTGATTAATTGTCATTGAGTCAAAGCTGAGATTATATACTTTAATTTAATGTTAGTTTGCTCAATATCAAATATTATTACTCCATACTCGGTATTAATATTAACAGTTATGTCGTCATTAATAATAGATAACAACCTAATATTATCAAAATTTACCGGTATTGGTTTGAGATTAAAATCCGCTTTTCCGAGGCTAATGCTAAACTTATCAGTATTATGTCTAGCTTTATCAGTAAGTTCTGCCATAATATTCCCATTATCTGTATAGAAATATAACTTATTAGTTTCAGAAGCAAAAGTACTACCTTTAAAAACTTGTTGAATAGTATCTTTGTTAATATTAAATGTGATATCAAATTTAAATGAGTTTATTTTTTCTAAATTTAAATTTGGTTTAGATAAAAACCCTTCATCGAATAAATGATATTTAAACTTAATTCCGGATCCATTATATTCTATATTATTAGAGTTTACCTGTAATGTAATATCTTCAGATTGTATTGTATCTATTACTCTATACAACTTTTTTAAATCCGGTATATTCAAAGTATCATCAAACCCGGTATCTGCTGTATATTCCGAATGTAGTATTAAAGTATTATCAGCACTTGAAGCGAGGCTGGAAATTTTATCTGATGTAACCTCTAAGATTGAACTATCACTTATTTTAGAATTACAATCTAAAAATTTTAGAAATTCATCCGGATTTTTTATTAGGAGCTTTTTTTCCATTATCTAATTTTAAACTAATTTGTTTTAATAGCAAATTTTGTTCTTTCAAAGCTTTAATAATTTTATCAAGCTTTGAAGGTTCGGATAAATCTAATTCAAGTTGATTTGAATGCAATACTTGCTCCGGAGTTGGTTGTGGTGGTACGGGCACGGGCTCCGGAGTTGGGAGTGCTAGTTGTTCAGCAGCCTGCTCAGGCGTTACCGTTGAAATTTCAACTGGAGGTGCCTGAGCAGGTGCGGGGGGTGGCCCAGGTACATTAGGTTTAGAGTACTGTTCCTGAACCGGGAGCTTTGCAGCGGTTTCAAAAGATTGTTTAAGGTCTTGTGAACCAGGTTTTAAATTGCCTGCTTGACCCACTATCATTTGATCTTGCTGATGCATATGACCATATGTTTGACCCATAAACTGCAGTAATTGATTTTTTTCAGCTGGGGTCATTTTTAAAGATCTTTAAGAAGTTCGTCAATATCTTCTTCTACTGTATCTGTTGTTGCAGCAGTAGTAACAGCTACACCAGGTTCAGGTAGAACCTCTCCTGGGTAAACATCTGAACCACTCTCCGGTGTGATTACTGGATCCGGGGCAGATTCTGGTTCTTCAGATTTGCAATAATAGTGTTCATTTAGCATTTGCTTAAGCTCATCAAATGATTTAAGAGTAAACACCTCAGTTAAATCGAATACATCCTCATAAACTTTTTTTTGCTCATCTTCTGACAGATCAATCTTACCAGCAGTTGTAAATCTAGAAGAAACATACGTCGGAAAATCTCCTTGCTGTTCTACTTTAATCTTAAAGTTAACACCATCAGGTCCGAGATCAAAAATACGAGCACCAAACTCTTCTGCATCTTCACCTTCAATAGCTTCAGTAATAATTTTTTGAAGCTGCTTACCATAACGAAGAAGCTTAACCTTACCGTTATTATCTGAGTTAGATGGATCATCTATAACATAAACATTTACTAACCACTTTTCAAGTCTACGAACAGCTCCCATTCTTTCTTTCTCTTCCTCACTACCTGTTCTCAGTACACGGAATCTTTCCTCTGCAATTGGATCACGCTCACCGAATGTCTGAGGGCTTAGCGTTTGAACATACTGACCAGTTGCGTAGGATACCCAACCATGGTTGTAATAATGAAAGAATGTCTTAGCCGGATCTTTCGCAAATGGAAGCAACCTTACCGTGTAGGTGTTTCCCGGCTTTGTTGGCATAATCTCGTTGAATGTAGACTGACTTTTATTATCTGCAGATGCAAGTGCATCTTTAATTGATTGAAACATGGAAGAATTAAACGTACTCATGCATTCATTATAACAACTAAGAATTAAACTTCAAGAGCTTTTGCTCAATTATTTTTAAGCCTTTTGCAGATTTACTCTTAAGATATTTGGAACTTATAAATTTTACACGTGTTTTAGAGTATAAATTATAAAAATCACTAATAACAAAACCTAATGTACCTGGTGTATTTTTAACATTAGTATCCATGTTTAGAGCATGCAGCATATAAAAATTAATTTTGTGGTCCTTTAAATGTATAAAGGGGTATGGGAGTGCTCCTTGAGGGTTATCACCAATATACACTTTATATTGAGCTAATGTTATCTGGTTGTCAGAACAAAAATCAAAAATAAACTTTAAGCACTCCTTTAGAGTGTTGATACTTTCTTCACCATCAGGATCTTGAACTTGTTTTTCTTTACAGAATAAGGAATAACATTTTATTGCTTTTCTCGTATTAAAAAAGGTTAGGTCAAAGTAATTATCAGCACCATAGATCTTGTATGGCGCGATAAAAAAGTCACTATAGTTAATATGTTTATATTTTGATAAAAGCAGGTTAAGCTTTTTTAAGGCAACGACGTCAGTGTCGTTTATGTTATCAAAATTTTGCCGGAGGCTTACTGGCTTGTTTTTAACCTTACGAGAAGCATACAAATGACTGTTGTAAATTGACTTCTCCTTTTCTGTAATCATAGCCTAATATTAGAATTGGCATTCAGGAACTTTGTAACATATTTTGACTTAGTTATTGAAGGCTCAAAATCTATAAATAGTTTAACTACATCATAGTTAGTTTCAATGGTTAAAAGGTCTTTTAAAATTCTTCTTAGCTTTTTTTCTTGAAGAACTAATATAAAAATATTTTGAAGTGAAAGTTTTTTACCCTTAAGGAGTGAGCAAAATGTGCAAAAGCACAACAACAGGTGTTCCGTTTCTTCACGGATTAACATACTTGATGGGGCAGGTGAGATGTTGTTTATTTGCATGGGTTGAAATTTTTAGTTAAATCTGCAAATCGATCAGTAAGTCTACCACCCGCTGCAGCAGCGGATCCACCACCTTCACATAATGCTTTAGCTAGAACGCTTACATCTGCTTTACTTTTCTTGGATCTTCTAAAAGATACAGTATGACTTTTAAGATTGATTACTATACCTATATCAGCTTTATGTTTTTTAATAAAATATTGAGCTACTTCATTTATAGCATAATCAGCAAATATTGCGATTATTTTATTACCTTTTATATCACCGTTATAAGTTTCCGCGGACTCTATTTGTGCTTTAAATTTTTTTAAATACAGCTTTATAGCATTTTTTTCATGTATGGTGAATTCTCTATAACCGTCTTCAAATGCTTTTATAAAATTTTCTACTTTTGGGGCATTTAATGTCCAAAAGACAGCATTAAGTTTTAAACTGTCTTTAAATTGTAAGTTATAACAATCATAATCATCTACTAATACGAGGAGTTCTACATCCTCGCTTGATAGATTTAAATGTTTTACAAACCGTCTTTTTATTAAGCTTACACAAGATGTCTCTTCTTCAATTATAACTTTTGCAGTGTTATATAAATGAGCCCTTTCCATATGTTGTTTATGGTGATCTATAACTACCACCTTATCTATATCTATTAGCTGTATAACCTCTTCCTTTAAGTCTAAATCTAAGACATATATAACATCATAATGACCGAAGGTATCTTTGGCTGCTTTAAATTTACCAGCTAGCGTGAGTTCAGTGGCTTCATTTATTGTAAGCTTTGTGGCTTTTTTACCGTAAAGCTTTTTTATTAGTAGAGCGGAAGCGGCTCCATCTAAATCATTATCAGTCCATATTAAAATGTTCACTTCTGATATTTATAAAGAACTTTTTATGTTGCAAGCCCAGCTAAAGTATTAAGAGTGTTATCATCTTCTTCAAATTCTACGTCATCTGCTTGATCTATAGTAAGTGTTGAGTAATCAATACGCATTGCTTGGGTATTACCGCGGGGACCGTACCTGTTTTTCATCATCCCTAATCTTATAATGTTTAACTCTCTATCTTCTTCATTTTGATAGATGGACACAATAACATCTGCTGTAGCCGCTAGTCCGATCGATTCTGAAATGGTTGCTAACTCTGGATTATCTTGATCAAATCCTGATCTATTTAACTGCGTAGCAGATATAATTGGACAATCAAATGTATAACTCATCGCACGTACTTGTTCAGTCACATGTTTAATTCTTTCATATGAATTATTACCAATAGTACAATGCATTAAATTTAAATAATCTAACACAATAGCATCAAGCTTGATACCATTATCTTTAAATTTATTAATAAATGCCTTTAACTGATTTGGTGTAATAGTTGCCGGTGGAAATTCTTTAATAAAAATCTTACCCTTTTCATCTTTTAATGCTTCTTTAATAGTTGAAGAGTTTTGTTTCATCTCTTTCATTGGTATCTTAGTAACATTCGTACATATTCGACGAGCGTATAAGAGCTCAGACATCTCCAACGTAATTAAAAGAACATTCTTACCTTGTTTGGCTATATTATGCGCAATATTACCTAAGAATATAGATTTACCAATATTTGTTTCACCAGCAAATACATATAATGACTTACCTGCTTCTAAAAACCCACCTCCCAAACAATTATCT